AAGGTTAAAGGAAGAAGTTGACAAATCCGAATCTAAAGTTGTTCATTTTTACGTGCCTATCCAGTGCAAAGATTGTAAGCGGTTGAAGGCTTGATTTTTAGCTGATTTTTTATGCAGTGTTATTACATATAACACGCTATCAGCGGTTAACCCCCACCCCCCCCTGATATAGTATATAAAAATATATTTTCTCCCCCTCTCGAAATTTTTAATCAAAAAAAAATTATACAAAAAAAATAACTTCAGGAACGGCGACAAATAGGCATAGCTGTTTAAAGGGGTTGTAGGGCGGTTGGCAACACTTAAACGGCTCAGTAACAGCGTTTTAGCAAAACGGCAAAATTTGAGGTTACTGACGGGTTGAAGTAGGGTTGCGGAGCATAAAAACGGTCAAACCCGCCATGCCATAAGTTAGTAAATATAAGCAAGTTATAAAGATTTTTACGATTAACTTGTAGATATTATATATAAAATTAAAATGAGTGTATAAAAGATAATATGTATATAAGGGGAGAAACAACAATTTTAAAAGGCGGTTCAAACTCAGAATTTAATCGAGGAATTTTTCATAAAATAGTGGTTTGCAGAGGGTTAGAGCATGGTGGGTTAGTGTGTTTTTAGGGGAGAATAAGGCAGGTAGAGGGGATAATGATGGGATATATGGTGGTAGTGCTCACGCGCTAATAAGGTTGTAGATAAGGAGTTAGGAAGTTGGGGAAAAATTTGGAGAAATGGGATTGAGTTTGTATCTTTGTGGGGTGAGGTGAGAATTGGAAGTAGGGGAGGGGATGGGTAAAGTTATGCACGAGTATGTTATTGGGATAGACCCTGGGGCGAATGGAGGCATTGCCATATGTGACAGGCAAGGGGATTTGGTATCGGTGAGTAAGTTGTGTGGTGATTATCAATCGGTAGCGGAGATGATAAAGAAGTTACCGAAGGATTCGGTATGTTATATGGAGAAGGTAGGATATGGGATGCCTGGGCAGAGTTCGGTAGCCACGGCCACGTTTGCGCGTCATGTAGGGTGTTTGGAAACGGCCTTGTATATGAGTGGCATATCGACGGTGATGGTATCGCCTGGGAAGTGGGAGAAGGACATGGGGTTATTGAGTAAGAAGGGGGAGAGTAAGACGATGCACAAGACACGGATAAAAGTAGAAGCGCAGAGGCGATTTGCGTCGATACGAGTAGCGTTATGGGGAGCAGATGCGTTGATGATATGTTCATGGGGGGTAGAGCAAGAGAGGCAGGAGGCACAGCGTCAGGAGATGGCGCAGTGGGATGTGCATCAGAAGATGAGTGATGTCCCTGGTATAAGCGAGAGAGCGAAGTCAGCGCAGAGCGAGTTGATGAGCGAGAGTGGTAAACAAAAAATATAAGCGATATGAATGTTGAAGATAGGAAATTTGAGATTGGGAGTAAGGTGCGGATAACGCGCGGAGTGTGTATTGGCCGCGAGGGAGTGATTGAGCAGATAGAGCATGAGGTGCTGTTCGTTGATATTTATTATATTCGCTGTTATAAGCAGTTGAATGAGCGTAGTCTGTATGAGGATACGTTGAGCGAGCAGTGGATATGGAAAACGGCGGATGCGATGGAGTTGGTGGAGGATAAGCCGCAAGTCGGAGCGATAGAGATACCGATACGGACATTGTTGAGTGAGGGTGACTTCGAGCAGTTATGTACGAGCATTGCGGAGAATGTGGCGGAGAAGCTCAACAAGCAGGAGATAAGCGAGCTTAGAGAGGCTAATAATCAACTATTGACAGAAGTTCAAAGGCTGCAAGATAAACTCAGAGAGCAAGCCGATACAGAGAGCGAGGAAAAAAGTTCCGCTCAAGAGTTTGTGGATGCGCTTGCTGATAAGTGGCGTTTGGTTGAGCAGTCTGAGCAGATTGTAGCGCAAGGGCAGATGATTCAACAGCTACGCGATAAACTCAAAGAACAAGCCGATGCAAAGAGCGATGAAGAAGCTAACGCTCAAGAGCTGATAGCTACGCTTACTGATATACGGTTTAAGGCTGATATGACAGAAAAGATTGAATCGCAAGCAAAGGAACTTAAGCAGCTACGCGCTAAAGTCAAGGAGCAGAAGAAAGAAATCTATCGGCTTAAAGAGGCTCTGAACGCAGCGTATCGCGAAATTAACGGATTGACGGCAATGGCGGCGCAGAACGACAAAGTGATTGACTTAATTACAAGCGAAGAATACAAGTTACCGCTATACAGACAGCGCGAAACATTGCGTTACTTGCGCTATATCTTCGATTGGTACAACGTCAAGCTATGGCTAAACAATGACAAGTTGGAGTTGGTTGGCGATGGCGAGCAGAAGTTTACGCTGACACTGACTACGGCCCCTGGGTTTGGGGCGGAGGATGCAGAGCGCGTGTTGAAGAAACTTGAGAAAGGACAAAACGTTTAACCCCTCTTTCTATTTATTACATTATGCTATATTTATTGTTATTCATTCTTTTATGTGTGGCTGTATTGGCCTACGTTGTGAATTGCCAACGGCGCGATATTCACGTGTATGCAGTAGAGGCGAGTAAAGCTCTGCTGACGGCGAGTAGTGTTGATAGCAAGTTGGTTGGCGTGAAGAAGCGCGTTGATATGCTCTCGAACAAGGCCAACAGCATTGATATTGCTTGCGCAGGAGTGGCAGGAGATTACACCGAGCTACGCAAGCGCGTTGAAGCGTTGGAAAAGCAGTTGGCGCAGTCGGCTGTAATTCCCGTACAAGGTGCGGTGGTGCAGAAGCCGAAGATTGCCAAGGGCAAGACAGCCAAAACTCAATCTGCAAAGCCTAATGACAAGTAAGATAGATAAGCTGACATTAGGCCAGATTAAACAAGCGCGTGAAGATTTCATTTGCGGTCTGTATAACGCAGTTCTGAAGTATGCCGAGGAATACGAGGCGGCTACGGGATTGGAAGTACATGATTGCTATGTGGAACTCACGCGCAAGTTTAAGCGCAGTACGAGAGATATATTCAATCTCACACCGCTTAACGCCCATAGTGGCGATATGCGCTTTGTGGGCGAAGAAGAATATTATCCCGAAGATGACGCAGAGGTAGATACAGAAGAAAATGATTGGTGATTATGGCTTTGGCGTATGGAATTATCAAGAAACAAGAAACTATGGAAGAAAAGGCAATAACGGAGATTGAATATCAGAAGATAGTCAAGGAGGTTATCCGCAAGATTGATAAAGTCAGAGTAGCGGAGATTCCCGATATGAAGCGTTCAGCCGAGCGAGTTGACCGATTGCAAGAATTATTGCGAGAGGCCGTGTTAGAATCTTCCATCGGCTATTTCAACGGCAAATTGTATGCCTTTACGGGGCATATATACAAGCCATTGCAGAAAGGCAATAACGGGCGAGAGGTTTTCGGCAGAATGATTGACGATATAGCGCACTTGTTTTTGCTATTGGGCGATTTTAGCCGCGTTGAGGCTATTACAAGAGTATGCTTGCGAGTATTGGCTAATAAAACCATTCATCCGGACCCAACGTTGATAATGTTCCGTAATGGCGTGTATCACGTCAACGAAGGAGTGCTTACTGGATTCCGTAAAAAGTTCGTACAAGTCACGCAGAACGATTTTGACTACGAGCCAAAGAGCCAAGCTCCGAATTGGCATAAGTTTCTTGATGATGTCTTACCCGAAACAGCCATACAGAATGTACTGCAAGAGTTTTTGGGTAGTATCTTCATAGACCGCAAGGAAGCCAAGATGGAGCAGATGTTGATTCTCAAAGGCGCAGGCGGTAACGGCAAGAGCGTAATCTTCGAGGTCATAAAAGGGCTATTGGGAGAGGACAATATTTCGACCTTCGCGATTGGGGAGTTGATAAGTGGAGCGGAGCGCAAGCGCAATATCGCTTCGATGAACGGTAAAAGGCTAAATTACTGTTCAGAGATACAGACCAACTCATTTGAGGGCAATACAGACACGCTAAAGGCCGTTATCAGTGGTGAGCCTATGGAAGCGAGGTTGTTGTACTGCAACAATTTCACGGCGTATAACATCCCACTATTGATGGCAAACGCAAATAAGTTGCCGGCTATCAAAGATTGGTCTAACGGTATGCGGCGTAGATTGGTGATTATCCCCTTTGACGTAGTGATCCCGGAGGGCGAGCAGAAAAAAGACCTTGCGACGCAGTTAGCCAAAGAATATTCAGGCATATTCAACTGGGTATTTGAGGGGCGCAAGCGATTTATTGCAAACGGCTATAAGCTGACCGAAGTTCCGCGATTGGCAGAGTTAGCCGAAGGATATATCTCCGAGAGCACGAATATTCTGAAATTCATGGCCGCTTGTAATTATCATCGGTCAATGTCTGACGAGTTTTCGCTGATATATCACCTGCAAGCGCGAGAGTTGTATTTTCGCTATGCTGCCTGGTGTACGAAGAATCATTTTTACCAAGAATCCGAAGTCAAGTTTAGCCGAGTATTGACAGAGAACGGCTTTATGCGCAAGAAAACCGAGAAGGGTAGTGAGTATTGCGTATACGTCAAAGAGCGCGATGAAAAGAGCGAGAAGATAAAAGCCAAAGAAGCAGCCAAGCGATATAAGAACGCTCATAAAGATGCACGTGATACGGGTATTATCCGAGGCATTACCGACTTCGCTTCATTCTGCAAAATGCCCGTGAATATTATCAACCGCGTACTTGACAACGGCGGATTGGAGGGTTGCTATTCATTTGACGGTAGAACGCGCGTGTTTGACGCATACGGAGCAAAAGACCAGCTTGTAAAGTATCTTGCAAGCGAGAAACGCGCGATAGAGAAAGCCAAAGAAGAACGCGAGGAAGAAGTTCCGATGAGATTGCTTGCCGAGCGCAGAAGGTTCAATCAGAAAATGAAGAAAGCAGGCGAGCCATTCCGTAAGCCGTTGAGAGTATTCCCCAATCAAGGACCAGGCGTGATACTCGTCAACGACAACTTCAACTTCAAACTGCATAAGAACAAATTCCAAGAATATTTAATCGAGCGATAATCATGTCAAACAAGACCAAACCGACGCAGAAATTAGACGGCAAGATAGGCAACGCCTTTGTAATCACCCATAGCAAGGGTGATGTCGCAAATTATGTCCGAGTAAGGACAACCAACGGCGCGTGGAGTGTAGCGTTCCGCGATGATACCCCCCAATATGCTTTTTGGCTATCGCTGTTGCATGACGAGCGCGAGCCGATGCAGCGAGCCAAAGAGTGTTTGGCTATCTTGTATTATCAGCTAACCAACATGGCGGTAGACGAGGAATTTCTAAACGATTTCTACGCCGCGTTTACTCGCCGTATGGAGCGAGCCAAAGCAAGCGTTGAGGAAGCTACGCGCGAAGAACAAGACAAGGCCATTGAGGATGCGAAGATAATTCAAGACCTCAATACCGCAACTACACAGCAAGAGTAATCTATTCATTTTGCACATTTGCCATTCCATTGGCTGAAGTGTCTTACGTTGTGAAACGTGAGGCACTTTTTATTTAACACTTGTTAAGTGCCGTAGCTGTTACAATATTTGGAACACAAGCGAAATTCGAGTAATTTTACGGCATTAATGAATTATTTATAAAAGCAGAGGCAATGCGCGTTGAGAAACGGGCGTTGCTTTTTTGTTGGCAGAAATTTTTCTAATGCTATATTTGGCTATTATCCAAATAAATAACTATCTTTGTGAAGTAACTTTTGTAGCATAGCCTCAGAGCTTGTATCGCGTAAGCGACATGGGCTCTGTTTTGTTTTATCTAATCCATCGCATAATGGCGTTGCAATCGTATTTGATATTATTTCAGAAGACCAAAACGGGCAGTCAGGTATATAACAGCTTGTCGGATTTCGGTTTTGCGTTGAGCCAGGCGGAATATCCGGATGAGGAAGTTGTAGATTTGACTACGCGGACATTTGCAGGCGTAAGCGGAGAAGAAACATACTTTCCCGAAACGTCGGCATTATCGGCATTTGACATTACGTTTGAATTGCTCTACAAAGGCGACTTAGGCACGATACGCGCAGCCAAAAACAAGCTACGTGAATATCTACGTGGAGCGAGTGACGGCGGTACGGAGATTAAAATCTACGACACGTATAACGAAGTTGGTTATGCTTCGGCGTGGTTAAAGAAAATCTCCAGCATGGATAGCAAGCATAGCAATCTTGACGAAGTTCTGAAATGTACGCTGACATTCAGAGTTAGCGATCCCTCGCAGGAAGTCAAACCCGTATTCAAGGCTGATGGCAGTTTGTCTAACTTATCTAAATCAGAGTAATCATGTGGCAGATAAAGAGTGCAGACGGTAAGACAATCAGAGCCATCGTTGAGAAAGTTGAGTACAGCGATGAGTGGATGGGCGAGAGCACGGTCAGTGTTGACGTTAACTCCGCGTTGGTAGGCGGTTTTCAGATTGGCGACTATATTGAATATCGCGGAGAGCGATTCGAGTTAATCAGCGAGCCAACAGAGAACAAATCAGGCGCGATTAGAACAAGCGGAGCAGCGTTCACTTACAAGACCATGAAGTTTTATGGCTTGCGAGATGAACTCACGCGTTGCGAGTTCTATGACGTTGTTTTAAACGACAACGACGTGCATTACACAAAGTTACCGACGTTTGACTTCTACGCTGAAACGATACAAGCCGTTGCAAACAGAATCCAAGCCAACTTAGACCGCGTATATACCGGCGAGCGAGCATGGACAGTTGTCTGCAATCCCGAATATGCAGAGAAAGAGAATATCAACGTCAGCATATCACAGCAGAACGTATGGGATGTGCTTACGACCGTAGTTAACGACTTCGGTTGTACATTCACGATAGTAGGCAGAACGCTAACAATCGGAGTTGCCGGCATATCGCTTCCGCTTGTATTCAAGCACGGCAAAGGAGAAGGCTTGTACGAGATAGAGCGCACAGCCGACACAGACCAAAAAGTTGTTACGCGAGTACGCGCCTTTGGCTCAGAGCAGAATCTTCCCGAAAGATATTACAGCCGTATCGGTTGCAAAGTAGCAGTGCCAATCAAGACGATCGCCGGCTATTACGAGCCGACCAATGGAGATGTAAGCCTTAATCAGTTCAAGTTTGAGCTTGAATCATACGGCAAACTTACAGACGGCACGACCGTAACAATCACCCTACGCGAAAAGACCTACGAAGCGACATATCATTATGACACGTTAAGAGTTCCTGAGCGGTGGTTGCAGATTAGCGGAATCGCTTCCGCAGAAATGTACGCCGTTCAAGTAGGGGATGTAGTTCAGTTTGGTTCGGGCGTATCGCTTGATGACTTCGCTACGAAGTATTTAGACACCTCCGGGCAAGTGTTGCCAAACAACTACGCCGTGAATTGCCTGATGTTGCCAGGATTCCCCGATAAGTCACTACGCAGTCTTGAAACAGACGAGAGCGTACAGCCGTTACGCAGTGATAACGCGCAGGACCCCTACGTTGATTCAGCGAACATAGACGCGATAGGCATACGCGAAGGCACGATATTCTTTGACGGTTCAGACGAAGATTTGCCCGAGATAATGCCATCAATGGAGAACATGACCGCAGAGTTGCTGAAAGCGTCAGGCGGTCACACCGTATCTTCGGGCGAGTTGGATGTACTTCGCGGAGCGACAGCGATAACCGATAACGGTACGTCAGTAAAAGACGGAGAAGAACTTAAACCGCAGAGCGATACATTTGAGATAAGCCTGAAAGATATAGGCTTCAATCTTTGGGATTATAGAACCTCAGAGGGCGGACAGTCAATATCATTCAAGAGCGGAAAGTTAGGCGGTAGAGAGTTTGAGATAACCAAATGCGAGAAGTCCAGTACAGAGGGATATAACCTCACTTGTAAGCGCGTATATGACGATGCAATACAACTCTGGTTCCCGTATTCGGATTACAATGCAGCAGCAGGCGACAAGTTCGTATTGCTTAACATCACCATGCCCGATGTCTATATACAAGTAGCTTCGCAGTTGATGTTGGAGAAAACGATAGAGTGGCTTGCAAAGAACGATTATTCTCGCAGTGTATGGACACCGAAAGTTGACGAAATCGCGATGGCGCAACAGCACGACCAAGCCATAGCCAACGGACAGCAGAGCATACACGACACTATAAAGGCAGGAATGAAGATGATCTTTACCGACGAAGATTTAGGAATCGACGGTAATATCTTCATTGACAAGCTGACAATCAAAGAGAGCGACACAACCATACCGACGTATGACGTAACGCTCAAAGAAGAAAAGACCGTTGGAACGTTACAGAGGGTACAGAATCAGATTGATTCCATTCTTAACGGCACATTGGGCAAGTCCGTAAATAAAGAAGGCACGGTAGGGTATACAGCGCAAGAGATACGCAACTTCATATACGCCTACGGCAAAGAACGATTTTTAAGCAAGTACGACCAAGATACAGCGCAGAAGTTAATCACGTTCTTAGAGGGCGCAGAGTTCGGCGATTATCTTGCAGGGGTGCAAGGCGCGGATATAGACGAGCAAGGCAACGCAGAGTTTGCCGATGTCAAGACGCGCGGAGCGCAGAGCGTAGGCACAGACTTAAAAGTTGGCAACAGCGTTGAAGTTGGCGTATATACGCCCAACGCTACGGGTGGTACGTTCTACATTGATGAAGCTGGCCTTGCGCATATCGACACGGCTTATATCAACGTCAGCAAGAAATTCACGGCCAAAGAGATAGAAATACAGCGCAAGAGCCATGTTGGGGGAGCGCAGATAATTTCCCCGGCAGGAGCGACCATTGACCATGTAGAGTTGGATGGCGATTACTACGCTTGCTATTTCAGAGCCGTAGACGCAGACGGGCGCAAGATAGATAACGACTTCGCGGTTGATGATTTGGTTATGTGCCAAACCTTCAATCTTATCCAAGATGCAGACGGGAATACCACAAACCGCTATTATTGGCGTAGGTGTATGAAAGTCAGCAACGATGCAGTTGAAGATGAGAACGGCAACTTTTGGAACATTGTTTATCTATCGGCCAAGAACCCCCAAGACGACAAGAAAGCGCAGTATGTTGACGCAAATTCAACGGCTACGCCAGCCGAAGGAGATAGCATAGTAACCGTTGGTAACTATTCCAATGTAGCCAGACAAAACGTAATCATCATAGCGGCTTACGGAGAGGGTAGTCCGTATATTTATCAATATGCAGGGATAAATAGCTTTGCTCTATCTGATAGCAAGCTAAAAACGCGCATATCGCCCAATGGCAATAAATTCACGGGAGAATTTATAATCGAAGCGACGGGCGAAGATATAACAGACGCACTGAACAAGCAGAAAAGCTATTTACTTCGGCCATCGTCAAACTATATTCTTGTAGGGCATACAACGTCAGATAGCGGAGAAGTCACCCCGTATTTTTCAGCCGATTCGCTGACTTGCGAGATATACAAGCAAGCCAACGGCGAAGTTGACAAAATCGCCAATCCCACTTCGGGGTTAATGCCACTGACCGACCAACAGAGTAATTATCTGTTTTTAGGCAGTTCGCTGATATATAACTCCGTCAGTCCATCGGCGACAGAATCGCTGACGTTGAAATACATCATTCGCAGGTATGACGCAGACAGCGAAGTATTTGTTGATAGTGACGAGCAAGAGTATGACGGCGCAATATATCCCGAAGAAGATATGCGCTCCGTTACGTTCTTGCTGTACAAAGACGGCAAGTTGCTTGATAAAGTCAGCGTACCAATACAAACAGACGCAACGGGCTTAGACGCAGAGTATCGTACAAGTTTGGAGTTAACAGACAAGTCAATCACAGCAATAGCCGAAAGGACAGACGCGCAAGCCGACAGCATAGCTTCACTGCAACTAACAGCAAGCGGATTAAGCAGCGTTGTTGGCAAAGCAAGCCACAACTTAGCACCGACACAGCAAGTAGCATGGGAGTTTTATCCGACCGGACAAGGCGTGATTATCACAACGCTACCATCGCAAGGCAACTTGATAGTAGAGTTGGCCGAGCCTGACGAGCAGAGTTATCCCGACTATACGATATTGCGATACAAGATAGACAAAGATAAATTTCCCGTTGATTCAGACTTCACCGTATCGGCATACTTCGAGTTGACGGGCGATTCAGACTTGTATGAATCCTTGCCAAGCGATATGATTAGGATAGGCATAATGTCGATAGATTCCAAGACAATCTACGCGCCGTATGTAACGACCAACAACAAGAACGGTTATAACTATAACAACAAGCGATTCCACGAGTGGCACTTGCATACAGCGTCAAAGCTACCGAGCGTAGATTTGTATCTGCAAATCAGCTTGAAGAAAGTTGAGTATGACGTAGAAACGCCTATTGAATCCAATAGCATATTCAACTTCTACAACTTCAAAGTTGAGAAAGGCACGATAGCCACAGAGTTTACGCCACCCTCGCAAGACCTTGAAACTCGTATAGAGCAGACAGAGAGCGATATAAACTTAGCCGTAAAAGTTGACGGAGTTACACGCGCAGGGATGAGCCTTGACGCAAGCGAGGGCATTACGCTCGAAGCTGATAAAGTCAAGATACTCAACAACGGCGTTCAGTCAGCATTGTTTGCAAACGGCATACTTAACGCAGCGTTGATTCAAGTAGCGCAGTTGATGACCATCAACGATGGCAAGCCGATAATCACCATCAGCGAGTTCGGAGATGGGTTTATACGCTTTTATCACTCTGACGGGCGCACATTGGCGGCTAAAGTAGGTTTAGATACCGTTGCGCTGTCAACGATGAACAGCATAACACCCGTAGACGATACAAGCTCAGCCGATTCGAGCAAAGCAAGTCTGACAACAACCACATCGTCAATAACGCCCAATTTCCAATCGGGCGAGCCTTGCTTTATTCAAGTCTATGACGAAGATGGCAATTTGACGTGGGTATTGTTCATGGATGGCACAACAAACAGCCCCGACAAACAAGCATTTAGTTGGGTATCGCGGTCATTCTATTATGCAAGCACGATAGACGATTCAAAAGCCAACGCGGATATAAAGCTGACACCGACAGAGTATTGGCAATTCAAAGATTCGCGTACAAATGCAAGCGATATATATTCCGCAGAGAAAGATAACTTGTTTACCAAGCGACTTTCAGATGCGAATTTCGCAGCAGGGGCGAGTACGTATTATGCACCCAACGGCTATTACTTCTATCCCTATACGCAAGAGCAAGTATCGACAGACGGCACAACGACCAAGATACGCTATTACTATCAAGTAAAGAAAGGCGCATTGGGAAATTTGAAATCTATAACAGTAAACTCATAAAGCGATTATATGGCACTAACAAACGAAGAAACCAGTAAGATAGTCCAGCAGGTTATCGCGGAGCTAAAGGCGAGCAGCCAAGATGTAACCACAGCGTCAGCGTATAGCGAGTGCGTAAGCAACGGCGCGTGGAATTTCGGCTATTATCTTGTCATAAAGTCCGATGGCACAATGGCGCGAGTATCGGGCGAAGCACCAATAACGCGGTCTGATGATTATAGCAGGTTCAGCACATTGGGAACAATCGCTGACACAGCGCAGATACCATGTAGGGTAAACACTACAACGTATAAATTCACCGCGTCAGCCTTGAAAACCTACGTCACTACGGGGGTGTTGGAGGCGGCGTATATGCAAGCGCACCCGGATGGGTTGGAAGCCTTGCAGTTGGTAACGCGAACGGCGGATGGAACGACTAAGACGAGCGGATTCATCATGGCGAGCGAGGGCAAGGCAGGGATAATCAGCTATACTGACTATAAGGCGTTCAAAGACGCAGTGACGACAACGGCAGGGCTTTCGAGCGATGTAACCACCTTGCAAACGGCTATAACGGCGCAAGGCAAAGCTCTATCCGCTGATTTGGCTACGACCGACAACAAGATTGAGGAGTTGCTGAAGCACTTGGGCAAGTATGGCGATATTTCGCATGAAGAAATTACGCTGACAACGGCTCTGAGTGGCTACGCTATCAACACTGACGGAGTAAAGGTCGCTAAAAGCGGCTATGCGATGAGCGAGAAATTTAAGCTGACGCAGGGCAATATCTATCTGATAAAGGCGCAAGCGGTCAGCAAGGAAATCTCGCTGTTCGCTCGCGTAAGCCTTGAACCCCGAACGGACATTATCACGTATAGCTATACGTATAACACAGATGGCACAATCGCAACGGCAACGCCCGACTACGATTCAAGCATGGTGTATAAGTTTAATTATACTACTGGCGATAATGGCGAAAGTACGCTGGCGAATATCATGCTGAACGGAAGTATTGTAAGCGAGTTACCCAACACTCGCAACTACGAAGTTGAAGTGTATAATCCGCTGTTCAAGACGGGTGCAATCGCTACGCCTCTGAGCGGATTCTACGTATACTTCTGTCCTGCAAGCATGGATATTGTTGTTTCCGCACAAGCAGCAGATTTGAAGCAGAGCAGCAGCGATGAGTACGTAGGTAAGATGTTCGGCGAGCGATACGGCATATTTGCTTCCATCGCTTCCAACTACGTTAACCGTTGGGAGCGCGATGAATTGGATGAACGAATCTCCGCAATCGAAGATTCGCTTGCGTATAAGAACCTAATGCAAGACGACTTTTGCGTCAAAGCATGGGTTACTGACAACCTCTCGCCAGATGCGGTTGAAAGCTACGGGCAGGAGCAATTCTTGTGGGATTTATGGCGGTTCTACTTGATAGATACGACAGATAACACAGGCGTAACGACAACGCCCGTAGGCGAGTTGGTACGCGACAATCTGCTTCGCTTCAAGGCTAATAACAGCTTCGCCCCGACCGTTGGTATATCCGCAGAGCAATATGCCGATAGTCAGCTGGAATTGTTCAGATTGGTAGATGGCGAGTATGAGCAGTATTGCGCCGCAGGAGCATACAGCGCGACAAGTTACCTTGAAAACGTATTGCGCCCCATTGTAGCCAAAACGCCCAATGATTTAAGCGCAGCCAAGTTATACAAGCAGGTAGATGGCGAGTATGTTGAAGCACACGCGCTTCTACCGTGGGAAACAACGGAAACGAAATACTCCGTCAATCTTGGCAACTACCAGGATGTATACTCGCTTGACAACACCGTAGGCGATAGCGGAAAGACATGGAACGGCATATTCTCCAAGCCTATAAAGTGGGATGGCATAGACATTTCGCGCTACAAGCTACCGCCGACAGCTATATCTCCATCGCCGATAGCCGTGGTTAACGATAAGTTTGCAACCTCGTTCTTCACGGTCTACGACCCCAAATGGAAGAATTGCGGAGTACCGACCGGAGCGGATGGGTCTGATTGGGGAATGAGTGGCGGTGTTTTCCCTCGCCGAAGCGACATATCGCAGATAAGCAACATGAACTACGCGCGTGCTTGCAACGCTGACCCAACGCTGCCCTATCCATGCGCAGAGGGCGGATTCTTTGCCTTCAACATAGCGATAGATACGCTTGAAATCGCGATGGGAACGAAGTATCTACATTCGCCTACAAGGTTCACATCGGGCATATCTTCCAATGATGCTTGCGCGAATGAATCGCAGATGAATACCAACGGCGGTTTTCGCTGTCGCGTAACAGGTACTATCGATTGGACTTACTCCACATGGAGCGGTACGCCTCCAATTCGCTATAACAATACCAATACAAGCCGATACGCTACACAGTTGGTTAGCCTTGAACATCCGAAGGAACGCTGTATGGAGAGCCAAATGGCTTATTCATGGGCTATGGAGTTCGGGATAGCCGAGGGCGTAGAGTTCGATATGTACGGCTATACGTATTGGTACAAGAATGTAGCGAGCGCGGCCAGCGGAAAGATGAACGCCGTTGTTTATTCACGCCGTAGCGGAACGAAGTCGCTGTATAACAGCGATAAAGAGCCTACGACATGGGATTGGGAGTACGTATTGCGAATGGGCTTATATATGGGCTTGCGCTTGACGGGTGACGTGTATGTATATCGCGGTGGCGGTTACGAACAAGTCGGCGAGTTCAAGGAAGGGAATGTCAATGAGCCGAATCGCTTGTTTATGCAACCAGACCAAACCAAGTGGGTTCGCGAGGTCAACTATAATCTCAGCGGCAAGTTTGCGTTCGAGGATAGCTATCCGTTGGAGGGTACTATCATCCGCACGGGTAATAGCTACGTTAAGAAACGTTTGCACAATACCAGCTGGGATAACAACTCTCGCGGCGGCTCTCTGTCTACGGGCGAGTGCTACTATCTGTACGGTAGTCATAGCTGGGGAGGTTCGCTTGAAAAGCCGTTTGTAAGAACTGCTGCTCGCTTTGGCGGCTACGCGAGCAGTTCGGTTTGCTCGCCTCGCTATCTGCACGCGCATATTTCGGTTGCGGCTACGTCTGCTCTTTATTGCGGTTCTGCTCAGTTCTTGATAAAAGTATAGTGCAACAGAACGCAGTTCGGCGGCGATAGTGCAACGATTATCGCCGACCGCGCTGAAAATCTTTGTAGCCAAAGAGCACGGAGAATTTATAACCAACTAAATAATAACTTGTTATGATTAATTTAAATAAATTGCAAGTTCCAACCACCCAAGCTGAGGATGTTAATCAGCCTTACACGGGTTGGCGCGATGGCAAGTACGTAAGCATTGACGAGGGGTCGCACATTACGTATTTCGTAGGTCATGAATCGGCAACGGCTGCCGATGAAGATGGCAAGGAGCGCGTTATTACGCTCGCTTTCCCTATCCGCGTAGCCAAACCCATAACCCGTAACGCAGCTATCAACGCCGCCGAAATGGAGGCTTACGGCCTTTCTACGGCTATGGAGGTTGCCAGCTTCACGGCTTCGATGGCTCGCAAGTTCAGAGATAATCCCGATGATTCAGAGGTCAAAGCCCATGACGAGTTTATCGCATGGGTGAAGAACGAACTAACTGAAATCGGAGTTTAAACAGCACTCTCAGTGGTATCTCCACCATCCTCGACAGCATCAACGGCGAGGGGTAGGGAATTAAAATTTGATAGATTATGGACATTCTAAATTCACTCATTAGCTTACTTATCGGTATAGCAGGTACGGGCGCAATCGGCGCAATCTTTTGGCGTAAGACATTCCTACGCGCAAAAGAAGCCGAGAACCGCCTTGCCGAAGCTAATGCCGACACAGCAACGTGGGATAGGTATGAGAAGCAACTCGACCACTCACAGAAAACAATCGGAACGCTCCAAGAGCAAATCCAACTTGACGCGCAACGCTTATCAGAGCAAAACAAGGCACTTGACGACAAAACCGACCGTATACGCGAGCTCACAGACCAGCTTATAACCTCCGAGCGCAATCTCAACGATGCAAACGAGCGAATTATCAAGCTGACCGAAGAACGCGATTACGAGCGTTATTGCAAAGAGCAATACAAAGATTGGCACTGCCAAAAAGCGAATTGCAAAGACCGCGTTCCTCCAAACCCTAAGATTATCGGGCGCGAATGGCGCGAACCCGAAACTCAATACAAGTCAATTAACTGATACAAGCGTTATGAAATACTTTACTTTGCGCGAGTTAACACGCTCTGCAACAGCAGATAAGTATAACATTGACAACACGCCCAACGCCACACAGCAAGCTAACCTTGAAGCGTTGGTTGCTAAAGTTTTGGACCCCTTGCGCCAGTCATGGGGCAAGGCTATTATCGTCACTTCGGGATTCAGATGCGTCAAGCTAAACTCACTCGTAGGCGGTGCAAGTGCAAGCCAACATACGCAAGGTATGGCAGCTGATATTAAGACCACTGATGGGCGAGCAGGCAATCTCAAACTTTTCAAGCTGATTCAGACGCTAAAACTGCCTTTTGACCAGCTTATCTACGAGTATGGCGATGACAGCGGACCCGATTGGATTCACGTCAGTTACAGCAAGACACAGCGCAGAGGGCAGAAACTCCGCAAGTATGCAAACAGCTCTAAATATATCGCGATATGAACAAAAACAAGCTAACATATATCTTCGCTTGCGTTGTTACAAGCGCGTTTTGGATGTTTGTGCTTGCAATATGCGCGTTGGCTATAATCTTCGCGTGTTCATGCAGAAGCACTAAACACGCTACGCAAGCGCAAAGCGAAGTTACAGAAACCCACAAGCAGGATAGCATAACTTCAACGCAGGTTGACGTAAGCACAAGCGCAACACAGACTACGCGAGAAGAAGTGCTGACATGGCTTGCAGACAGCGCAAATTTTACATTCACGGCTGATAGTGTTTTACTCGGTGACATGATTGTTTACAAGCCGAGCGTAAATATCGGCGTACACAAGCCGATAGCAGTGAGCAACACAATCACGGCAAACAACACAGACAGCACAAGCGCAAGTCAAGCAACTATCACTCAGACTTCACGCGAGGATTCTATCACTGACAACAAAAGCAATAGCGAAGTAGATAACAAGACCACAGCTATTGCCAACCCAAATACCTTTCCCATCGTGATGATTATTGTCCTGGGCCTAATATTACTCGCAGTGGGATATTACTTATACCGAAGATACAAGGCACAGAGCAATTAGTAGTTTTCATGGTACAAGTGTGATAATATGGTTATCAGCAGGAGTGGCTTCGTTGGGAAACGCGGTCACTTTTTTAGTTTGCATTACTTTGTCTGTACCAAATAATTAGCTATCTTTGCGTAGATAATTTTCTCAATTCCGTATCTAAGCCAAAGAGCTTGTGTTCCCATCCGTGGTATGCAAGCTCTTTGCTTTTAATTCAACTCGCAAAATCTATGGCAAATCTCGGCTCACTTTGGTACACGTTAGGGGTTAAGGATATGACCGACGCTGACTTAAAGGCTATCAATAAAAAACTTCAAAGCCTTAATGCGAAAGCAAAAGTGACGGTCAAACCGATTATCACCCTAAGAGATATTCAAGAGGCAGTTAAAGGCAGTATCAAAGTTCAAGTTACGCCTTTGGCCGTTTCCAATGAGGCTCTAAACAAGGCCGCAGAGGGCAAATTTATGCAGGTGGCAGTCAAACCGCTTGCAGGTACTTTGCGCGAAGAATTAAGGGCAATATTGCGAGATACAACTTTTGAGGCGAGTATCGGGCCGAACTCTAAAAGGCTTAGAGAGTTGGTACAGAGTGCTATCAGTAGGGCGGGATATACAGCGCAGGTTAGCGGTAGTAAGTTAGATCCGAATTTCAAGCAAACTCTGCAAGCGAAGATTGGTAGTACGCAGTACACGGTAAATGTCACCTGCAACCCAACCAAACTTCAAGAAAATATTGAAACGGCTCTGAAACGCGCCGCCTCAATCGGTGTGCCGTTGAAACCCGATACGACTAAACTCCGTACCGATATTCAGACAGCGTTAGACGCAAGGCCGTTCACAATCTCCGTCAAAGTTGACCATAGTTCAGCGCGAGCCGCCACACAAGCAGCTCTGAACACCAACGGCATAACCTCAACTGACGCAGGAATTATCAAGAAGCTCTCAGAGGCGGAATATAAGCAAGCGCAGGCCGCGTTAGCCAAAGAGAAAACAGCGCATTTGCAAGCCGCAGATGCAGCCAGCACCCATGCACGAGCAAGCGTCAACCTCAACAACGCTATGAATAGCAATATCCGTATTGCAGGTGAGTTGGGCGGTGCGATGGCCGGTATTTACTCTATCAACGCAGCCAAAGAGTTTTTACAGCAAATAGTTGAAATCGGTGGTGAGTTGGAACACCAGAAAATCGCTATGAACACGATTTTTGGTGACAAGGGTAAGACCATAGACCTTTACGGACAGATTAAAGGCTTGGCGCGTAACTCCCCCTTTGGCGTAATGGAGCTGACAAAATCCGTCAAGGCATTGTCGGCTTACGGCGTGGAGTACAACGAGATTTACGACACCGCAAAGCGATTGGCCGATATTTCCGCAGCAACCAGCGTTGATATTAACCGACTGATTCTTGCCTTTGGTAAGACCAAATCGCGTGGGTTCTTGGATGGCTTGGAAGCGAAGCAGTTTGCCTACGCCAACATCCCTATCTACGAGTTAATCCGCAAGAAGTTGGAGGAACTTGAAGGGCAGGCCGTAACGACGGCTGACGTAATGGCGCGTATGAAGAAACGCGAAATCGGTTTTGACGTGGTTAAAGATGTATTGTGGGATGTCACTGATGAGGGCGGCAAGTTCTACAATATGCAG